ATTGAAGGCACTCCTCCTGCTTTACCACCTGATGGTAGCGGAGGCCCATCAATTCCTCCTCCTCCTCCACTCACTTCTTCTGGCCCTCCTCTTGGTCCTCCTCCTCTTGGTCCTCCTCCACCTCCACCCACTTCTTCAGGAATACCAGGTGCTACTCCTGCAATGGGACCAATCTAAGTTTACATGATTGAATGTGTAAAAATAAATAATATTTAACACAATAAATAATATTATTTATATTCGTCTTTAATTTCTTGTGTTAAATGTGTATTTTTACTTATTGCTCTAATAATTTTATTTGTTTCTTTTTCATCTTGTTCTATTAGAGTCATGGAGTTAAAAACAAGACTAGTTAATTTAGTTTGAAGGTCTTCATCCGTTTTCCATCCTTCATTGGCATCTTGCCATTTATTAATCATAGTTCTTTGTTTTGTAGCTACTCTAGTAATACTATTTTCAATTTTATTTAGATTATTATCTTTTTCCCAAACATCATTATCTTTAATGTAGAGAGTTTTTCTAGATGGATCGGTGCAATGTATAGGTCTTTCTAGTATATCCATACTATTTAAGCCATCAACAAACATATTAGTGATAGTTTTAGTAAGTCCATTTTCGATAGTATTATCATAAGTAACACTAGTAATAGGTAATGTTTCTATGAAATCAGTCAAGTTCATAGCATTTTTACATTTCTCATTTAAAAACATCTGGATATTAAAGTTGTTATTAATATTATTATGACTATTCGTATTTACTGAATTATTTACCCCTACACTAGGAATAATCTCTTTCAAAACTTTAACTAATGTCTCTTGATTATCTAGATTAAATTTTGCCATTGTACTAACTAATGTAGTTAACATATCTTTATCTATACCACTAGAAGTATCTGTTTTTGAACTATCTATTAGTTGAGTTTTACCTAGAACTATGGAGCAATTGCGTTTGTGTCGTGATAAACTTTGTTTATGGTTATAAGAATTCCCACATATACACTTGAATAATGGAGGGCTATTATTTATGCCCTTTTTCAGACATTCACTAGACCCTACATTCATGTCTACATTAGGTTTTGAAAAGGTAGCAACTATCTCTTTTGAAGATGTAGAGGGCCCTTTTTTATGCCCTTTTTCCTCTTTATTTTTCTCTACATTACTTTGGGATAATTTGTCAGAATGGTCCTTGGAAGATGTAGAAGGCCCGTTTTTAGGCCCGTTTCGGGCCTTTTGGTAAGCATTAGTAAGCATAAAGTAAGCATTTTTGTGCTTTCTAGTGGACATATGTCTATCGAAGTGATTTTTCTTGCTACATGAATAGTTACACTTTTTACAGAAAAAATTCAGGTTTTCATTTTCGTTCATTTGGTAAGCATTAGTAAGCATATAGTAAGCATTGAGAAAATATCTCTAAATACTTTCCCTTAAAAATAAAAATTCTGTTGGTAACATTTTTAGAATTATTTTTTTTGAATTGTGAGCATTATGGTCTAAAATGCATTTTCACCAATTTTTCCAATCCTATTTCCAACTTTTGATTTTTTGCAACAAAAAGTTGTGTGTTTTTTTTGAAAATCCAAATCACTTTTGAAAATTTGTGAAAATGTAAAATACCTACATCTATCGATTACACACCCCTTTTTTTGACCATTTTCCTTCACTACATCATGTAGACAAGCTACTACATCATGAAAATAAGAATATTAGATTTTTGGCTGAAAAAGCTCGCTTGATATCAAGGGACATGTCAAGTTTTATCCTCGGAAATCGGGAAATCCATTTTTGGGGTCGCGCTTACCCCCCAAATCTTGTGATGTTTTGTATAAATGATAAATCCCACTTCCTTTATCATTTATTTTATATACTACATAATTTCACTTATTTGTATTTTCTTCTTGATTTTCCTTTCATTTTTCTAGCAGTCTTATTTGTTTTTCTTTTGTTATTTCTAGTGTGTCTCTTTTTCTTTCCACCAGCCGTAGTAGGAACTATCCCTTCAACTGTAGGCATTAATTTACTTGGATCTACTGATGGATTAACTAACTCTGTAGGTGATAATGGATTTAAATCAGTTACATTCATGGGGGTCATTTTCTCTATCAAATTATTAAATACTTCTTGATTCATCAATGCATCTGTAGATACTGTAGGTGGAGCATCAGGATCACTAGAATCTACCGGTTTTGACCTTAGATCATTCAAAGTAAAAAAATCATCTTTAAATTCCAAATCGGTAGAATTCCCTATTATCTTCCCCACTCCTACTATTATTCTTACATTTGTTTCTGCTTTAACAGTTCTTGTTATTTCACTAGTTTTTTTCTTGAGTGATGAAGGGACTCCTGATATTATCATATCTCCTATATCTACTGCATTAAAGAAATTTATATATAAATAAGCTGTGTGTGCAAGCATATTCCCACTGATATTTCCTGCCAATGCACTGGTTTTAGTTTTTCTACATTGTAATGGTTTAGAAAGATCAGGGGCATTCGCAGATTGTGCAGAACCACAGTCTAAACTGATTACTTGTCTTTGAGTATCAGCATATTTTTTTGCACTACATGGATGCTGATATCCCTCACTCATTGCCCCCCAACTTTTATTTGGTAACCCTGGGACTGGATCCCCCCTATTTGTAACTCGTCTAAATAAAATATTTCCTTTAACCGTTTCTTCACAAAAAAAATTAGAATACGCTGGACTTAATACTCTTGGAGAAGCTAATGATACGCAACATATTTTTTTTGAAAAAATATCATATGGAGCTACTTGGTATTGTGGTAATTCTGTTAATCCCATCCAGTCTACTGCAAATAAAGTTGTCAATCCACCACCTAATGAATGACCAGTTGTATATACTTTGATTGAACCAGGAGAACTAGCATTTAAATAAGTTTTAGATAAATAAACCATACTTTCAATAATGCTATGGTAAACATCTTCTAAAATTTTATTTATTCCTTTTAATACACCAAACATTTTTCCTTGGTTCTTATTTAATAACAGTTGTAATTTTTGTTTGTCCAATTCAGTAGCTATATCAAAAGGAACTATGGATGTATGTTTTGCATATGACCCTGCCGATTTAGCACTATATGTTCCTCTAAATAAAACAAATATAGAATTAGGCATTCTTGTGTCTACTAATATATAATACCCTGCGTAATTAGAGGTGGATATGGAAATATAAGCAACCGTGTAGTTATCATTAGGACCACTACCACCTGTTATATTTTTCATTTCAGTTACTTGCTGCCCTACTGGTGTTTTAATATCTCTCCTAGTAACAAATTTATTATTTACTTCATTAATTTTACGCGCCATTTCTTTAAAATCAATAAGGGATTTTCCTTCAAAATCAAAAGTTGGTATTGATTGTGTTTTAATTGTCTTAGTATAAATAGATGGATCAAATATTTTGTCTATTGGTGCATCATTAATATCTTTCATTAATGAAGTATTAATAATTGGTCCAAAAATGTCTAAATAAGCTGGTAAAAAATTTTCACTTGTAAAATACGCTAATCTTGATAAAACTGTGCTATAAAATACAAAAAAAGGTATATCTCCGAACGGATTTTCTGTATTAGATGAGGTTGAAGAACGCCGCCACATATAAAATATATTAATAATTAAATTTATACAATAATATTTTATTTTGGTTCAAATTTATCTTGAATTTTTTGTAATAAATCATTATTATAAATACCAGATGGTTTATAGTTTTTAACCGAATTAAAATCTTTATTTTTATTTTTATCTAATTTAATTGAATTATCAGAATTATTTAATAATAAATTATTTGGATCACTTGAGTCTTTTATTTGTTTATTATCATTTTCCGTTACTTCATTTCCAAAACCATCTATAGTATTTCCTGTTTGTTTTTTATATTCTTGTCTGACATACCCAGGAACCCAATGTTGCCAACTTATAAAAATTAAATTTGGATTAGTATATCTGACAACAAAATTATTTTCTCTCAATTTTCTTAATATATATCCAGTACATTCTTGCACATTGTATCTAGATATACCAATCATCATTTCCGGGATTAAATACCAACAAAATTGTTCTTTACCTAGATTTTGACGAGATGTCATTTTAATTTTTGTATGAATTCTATTTAAAATTTTATTATACAACTGTAATTTATTTTCCGCAATTTCTCTCTTCTTTTCAAATAAGTCATCTAAATTTATTTTATCTGTCAAATCACTTTCATCAGATAATGTAAAAATATTCATATTAATTTTTTAAGAGAAAAAAAGTTTTAAAAAGATACGATTATATATAATTAATGATTAAACATATTGTTATTAACGGCGGTGGACCGACTGGTCTTATAAGTTATGGTGTTTTAAAACATCTTTCTCTCAATCATTTTTTTGATATCAATCATATTGAATCTATTTATGGAACATCAATAGGAGGAATTTTTGGAGTCATTTTATCTTTAAAATATGAATGGCAAACTCTAGACGATTACATTATAAAACGACCATGGGAAAAAGTATTTAAAATTCTACCAGAAGATTTTTTTAATTTATTTTATACCAAAGGTTTGTTTTCTTTCAATGTTGTAGAGGGATTTTTAGGAAAATTATTTGAAGCATTAGAAATCTCATTAAATATAACATTAAAAGAATTTTACGAATATACTAACATTGCTCATCATTTTATTACAGTTAAAGGCGATACATTAGAATGTGTAGATATATCTTATAAAACATTTCCAGATTTACCCCTAATTAAAGCTTTGGAAATGACAACTGCTTTCCCTATTTTTTGTAAACCAGTTTTTTATGAAGAAACCTGTTACATAGACGGAGGCTTATTAAATAATTATCCAATTAAATATTGCCTTGATAATGAAAAATGTGAAAAAGAAGAAATATTAGGAATAAGAAATACTTATCCAATGAATACAATTCATTTAAATGATAAAATGAATTTATTAGAATATATACAGACTATATTTGGAAAAATTTTAAATAAATTACGACATGAACAACCCACTGCAGATAATAATATTCCAAATGAAGTAAAATGTTATTGTGATAAAAATATAACAAATTATGAAACATGGTTAAATAATTTGATAGAAATTGATAAACGAAAAGAATTAGTTGAATATGGTATCAATTGCGCTATACAGTTTTTAGAATATCAAAAACAATTATCCCAATGTTGATTTTAAAAATTCTTCTAGATGTTCTTTAGATGGTTTGGCATCATATTCTATTACTTGTTTGCCTTTCACTAATTTAATGGTAGGAAATCCTTCAACCTTATATTTATCTGCCAACTCTGAATTTTCTTCACCATCTACCGTAATAAATGTTAATAATTGATTATTATATTTTTTTCCATTATATTTCTCTTTTAATTCATTCCATACTGGTAATGCCTTTTTGCTATGTGGACACCATTCAACTGTAAATATATAAATTAATACTTCTTCGCCCTCTTTATTTTCTTCTTGTTTTTGTGGAAATTCATCATTAGGAATAAATTCTTTTTTTATCATTGGAGATACATAAGATTTATAAACATATCCTGCCAAGAATAAAAAGAATATAACTGCTAATAATATCAACCAAAATCGTGAATTAGTCATTAATCCTGATACTTTCTCTAACATATATATTTTTACTATATAAAACAATATACTCATTAACGAATTACATAAAATCACCCACTAAATAAACTATGAATATAAACATTAAAATACAATACATTATATTTAATAATAAATTATTCCTTAATTCTGCTAAAGACGGATTTAATAACAAATTCCCCATATTTTTCCAATCTAATAATGAAGCTGAGGATGTTAGATTTAAATATATACATATAAATAGTAATAATATTACTATTAATCTAGCAATATGAGAAGATATAGATGTTTGCTTACCCATTAAAAATATAAAAATTAAAATTATAGCTGTAATATTTAAATAAAATGCTGTCTTTGTGTCATCACAAAATTTTTGGTATAAATTATTAAAAGATGAATTCATATTATAATATATGAATAAAGTTTTTTCTCTAAATAATGTAATATGAAAACTCGTAAAAATATTAAAAGTAAAAAACAAACTCAATCCAAAAAAAGGGTATTTTCTAAAAAAGATTATAATGCTCCTGATGGTATGCAAACATATTCTTGGGGACCGGCTTTATGGCATTCATTACATATGATGAGTTTTAATTACCCTGTCGAACCTACATCTCAACAAAAAAATCATTATAGAAATTTCATGCTAAACTTAGTTCATGTATTACCATGTAAATATTGTAGAATGAATTTAGAAAAAAACTATAAAGTTTTTCCTTTAACAATGGAATGTATGAAAAATAGAGATAGTTTTTCGCGTTATGTTTATAGATTACATGAACGAATTAATAAGAATTTAGGTAAAGATTCTGGTTTATCTTATTGCGATGTTAGAGAACGATACGAGCATTTCAGAGCCCGATGTGTGGAAGATAAACCTAAATTATTTAAATTTAACAAAACTCGTAAAAATAAAAAAGAAAAAGGGTGCACTGAACCTTTATATGGTAAAAAAGCTAGATGTATAATAAAAATTGTCCCTAAAGAATCTAAATGTCAAACTTTTCAAATGGATAGTAAATGTAAAAAATCAAAAGAATAAATATTATAAAATATTATATATATTTATTTTATAATGTCTTATAAAAAAATTCAAGCTGGTGTAGATAACATTATTCATATATTAACTAGTGAAATAAATGTTGAAGGAACAATTCTCCGTCCTTTAGACTTAAATGGGTTTGATTTTCCTACATTAAAAATGTGTGCAGCAATTTTATGTATCCGCTATGAAATCAATATTGATTCAACCAATTTAGTAATTACTTTATTACCAACTGATAGTATTGATGACCCTGAACGCGTTTTAAAACTAATCCAACAAGGTGGAAACGGAGGAGAGCTAGTTGTAAAACGCAAAGGAGGAACAATCATTTTATCTAGAAGAAGTTTTAAAAAATTATTATGGTTGATAATGTCCATATTAACACTTTATATTACTACTATGTTCTTATCATATAATTACTCCGACAGCTGGAGAAGATCACAAGCCATTGGGGACCTTAATATTAAGACACTAAGAGGACAATTGAGTGCACCAATAGATACACCTAATTTGGGCAAATTGTTATCATTGGCAGATATGTATTTAGAGTTTGATAGACCAGATGTTCAACCAGATGTTTTTGAATCTTCTGAACAAGGAATTATGATTGAATATATACATAGAGCCTCTACTCTCCCTACATTATTTTTACCACTTCCTGAAGATGAAACTGTGACTGATAACGACATACCATTACCATCTGTATGGCAAACATTTAGAGTAATAAAGGATGGAACAAATGCCTATGTAAATCAACTATTAGAACCATATTCTACCGAAATAGCATCTATGATAGAAGTATCAGAACAACAAAAACAAGCTATTGAGGAAATATTGGAATTGGGTAAACGTGTAACTGAAAATCTTCAAAAAGATTTAGAAAGTATTAATGCAGCTGCAGATGATCCTTATGAAGCTACAGGCAGTTTTTTTTCTAATATGTTTGGTTATATCACACAAACCACAAAGGTTTCACAAAAATCTAATATAGAGGGAAAGCTACAAATAGCTCATGAAATGTTTAAAATCTTACCAATTGTAGCTGGAGAGTTGATGTATAAAGTTCCAAATGTTCCTTATCAAATAGGTGAAATTTTTAATCATTATAGACAAATAATAACTACTATAATGTTAGCTTATTCAATGTCCGGTTTAATAAATGGTATATTAATGGGATTTTTTGGATGGATTATTAGTTTTATACCAGATGATATAAGTGATGAAGATGCTGATAAACTAGTTAATGATGCTGCCGATAAGATAAAAAAATTAGATATGCGTCAGATAATTGCTGCAATTTATCAAAGAGATTTAACAAAGGAACAGTTAGAAACTATAATTACAAAGTTGTGTGATAGTATTATACCTGTTGAAAGGCTAGCTGGAGAAGCAAAAATAGAAATAGCTACAATTTTAAGGGAACCTAGTATTCAAGAATCTTTACAAAGTTTAATAGAGTTTAATAAGACTATATTCTCAAGAAGTAGAAGTGCTGAACAAAATGCATTAATTGCAAATTTTTTACAAGACATTCTTACTGCAGTTAGCAAAAAAAGTACTGCAATGGTAGTTTATAGACCACCAGAACAAAGAAGAATAGGTTTTGGTGGAAAAAAGAAAAGAACTAAAAAACCAAAGAAAGCAAAGAAAGCTAAGAAAACTAAGAAAGCTAAGAAAGCTAAGAAAACTAAGAAAGCAAAGAAAGCAAAAAGAAGAAAAACTAAAAGAAAATATTAAATAAAATAATTTTAAATAAAATAATTTTATAAATAATATATTATTATTTTATAATGTCTGGATTAGAACCTGAACAAATTCAAGCTTTAACAGATTTAATGCAAGCTGTTTCAATTACAACCCCACCATTAGAAGAAACCTTACGAAGATCTGCTCGTTTAGCCGAAAAAGACCCAGTAAATTATAAAATAGGTGGACGAAAAAAGAGAATGCGTAAAATGCGTGGAGGTGGTCTATGTGAAACTAATTGGAAAGTTAAAATGGCTGTGGATTCAGCAATAGTTTTAGGAGGTATAGCTGCATCTATAGTAGGCACATATGCAGGATATCAAGCTTTAGCAACTTTTATGACTACATTTGGTTTAGATAAAGCAACAATAGATTCGATTAATGCTGTATATGAGATTGTAAAACGGTCTAGTTCAGTAGCCTATCAAGTTGGAGCATCTATTGGAAGCGCTAGTGCTAGTGCAATTGGATCAGCAGTTCCGCCTGTCGCAAGTGCCGTTGGAAGTGCAGTTGGAAGTATAGCTACAGTAGGAGTAAAAATAGGTCCATTTGTAGCTTTAGGAAGATACACTGGAACTGAACAAAGTGCTTTAGCTGATTTACAGAGCATATATAATAGTTTAAATACACAACAAGCTGCTTTGAGTGAGTACACAGGAAGAATCACTCGTTCTATTTCTGAAAAACAAGCCCAATTACAAGAAAAAATGGATGAAATCCAAACTAAAATAACTCAATCTAGAACAGCAGCAGCAACAACAGTTTCGTCTATTAGTGATACTACTTATAGTGGATTTACCAATGTTCAACGAGCTATTTGTAATACCATTGATAGAATTAAAGACACAAGCACAAATGCACAAGAAGCAATGATGGCTGCTTTAGATCCTTTTTATGGCTTAGAAAATATTGAAATTACCTTAGGAGGAAAAAGAACAAAAAAATTAAAAAAATCTAAGAAAGTAAAGAAAGTCAAAAAATCTAAAAAGACAAAGAAAACAAAAAGAAGAAAAACAAGAAAGCATTAAACCCATGGGTTTCTTTGAACTCGTTTTTCCTTAATAAATAATTCATGGATTAATTTAAGTTTTTCTTTGGTTAAAGGTTGTATAATAATCCGTGGTTCCGATTTTTTATACCCTAATAGCATATTATTTAATATAATTTATTAAATAATATTTAAATAGATTTACATACCAAATTGACTAAAGTCTGCTAAAACAGGTCTAGGTAAAAAGTTATCATTAGAACTGGAATAATTAGGCACTTTCTTACATTCAAATGCAGGTTCAGGGCATCTAGCACATGGAGGACAAGGAGGGCATGCTGTTTGTCGTGGACAAGCCGATGCTTGCGGACAAGCAGGGCAAACAGGAGGAACTACTTCAGATTTTAAAATGTAAAGGTCTTCTTGACCAGGAGGAATATCAGAATAATAAATACCATTAACAGTATTATCTGTAGTAGCAACAACAGCTTGTCCGGCAGGACCAGTAGCAACAATATTACCCCCTGGTCCTGTATAAGATGTACTTCCAGCTGGTCCAGTAGTTTTGGTAATTGTATTACCTTCTGAACTAGTATATGATCTTTGAGATGCCATACCTTCTCTCATAAATGTTCCTAAACACCCACAGAAGATTAATGACAATAATAAAATGATAAATAAATGTATTTTTTGGAACTTCATTATATAATATACTTTAAGAAAATTTAAAAATTGAAGAAAATAATAAAATATTACAATATGACAAATATTATGCCAAGAAGTAAACCAGAACCTCTAACAAAATTTTATAATGAAGATTGGGATAAATTAGAAATTGGAATAGACGAAGCGGGACGAGGTCCGTTATTTGGACGAGTATATACCGCCGCAGTGATATTACCTAAAGATACATCATTTAAATATGAATGGTTAAAAGATAGTAAAAAATTTAGTAGTGAAAAAAAAATATTAGAAGTGGCTAATTATATTAAAGAAAATGCATTAGCATGGAATGTTACCTATAATGATGAAAAAAATATAGATAAAATAAATATTCGCCAAGCAGTATTATCAAGCATGCATGATAGTGTTAGAGGAGTAATGAAAGATAAAGAAAAGGAATATTTCTTATTAGTTGATGGAAATGATTTCAAACCTTATATGCGTTATGAGAATGAAATGTTTTTACCAGTAGAACATCAATGTATTGAAGGCGGAGATAATAAATATTGTGCTATTGCGGCAGCTTCAATATTAGCTAAAACAGAGAGAGATAAATACATATTAGAGCTATGTGAAGAAAATCCAGAATTAAAAGAAAAATATGGAATTCATAAAAATAAGGGATATGGAACAAAAGAACATCTAGAAGGTATATCGAATAATGGAATAAGTCAATGGCACCGCAAGACCTATGGTGTTTGTAAAATGTATCATTAAAATTCATAAGTAATAAATTCACTCATAAAACTAGACACAAAAGGTTCATCTTGACAATTTTGTACATCAAAGAACAATTGTTTGTCACCAATGACAATTAATTTTTTTTGAGCTCTAGAAATGGCTGTATATACTAATTTTAAACGGTTAGTGCCCCATGATAAACTATTATGAAGAGGTGAACAAATAAATATGATTACCGGTTTTTGACTACCTTGGTATTTATGAACGGTGTTACAATAATTTAATGTAAAATTATCTTTAATATCACCTAAATCTATATATTCAAAATTATTTTCATTATATCCATCACTATCATATAAAATTTGTGCTAATTTTTTTTTCTTTACTTTGCCATTTTTATCAGGAATTTCTTTTTCTACAAAATTAATAATCCCTGTATCACCATTCACTCTTATTACATCTTCTTCATATTTATTTTCTGTTCTCATAACAAAATCATTTTCTTTAAAGTAAGCATGATAAAATGCATTATCAGGATTATATACTTCATTCTGTAAAAATTTGTTCATTTCGAATGTTCCGGGTTCTTTATCGTTTTCAGGTGTAATTATTCCGATATTTTCTTTGCCATTATCTTGTACTAGTTGTTTGAACAAATGAATAGATTTACGAACATTCTTAAAATCATGTTCAATAAAAGTAGTAGTTATTCCATCAAAATCTTTGTCAGAAAGAGTTTTATTATTAATATTAATAATACAATCTTTTAATTTACCTTCATCCTGTCTTTTAATTTCAGTTAAGAATTGCGTATTAAACAAATCAGAGTTTATTATACAAGCAAATGGTTGTCCTTTTCCAACAGGAGGTAATTGTTTAATATCACCACAAAGTAGTAAACTACATTGAAAATATTCACAGTAGTATAATAATTTATTAAACATAAATATGTCAAGCATAGAAGCCTCATCAACAATAAAGGTATCTATTGTATGGGGTAATTTATCTTCTCTTTTCCCTTCCTCTCTTTCATCTCTAATTTTTGGAAATGTATTTAACAGACATTTATGTAATGTGCCACATATCGCTTTATTTTTTATATTTTTACATTTTTCAAGTAATCCTTTTATAGCTTTACCTGTTGGTGCTAGAAGTGAAATATTATATTTAGGATTCTCGTTTTGATACCATTCAATAATGGCTTCTGTAATAGTGCTTTTTCCTGTTCCAGGAGGTCCAGTAATAATAGATAAATCATCGATTATTGCATATTTAATAGCCTTAATCTGTTCATTTGTTAGTGTAATATTTTTTTTATTTTGAAAATCTATGATAAAATTATTAAATTTATCTTCATCAATGAAATTATCACATTCATGATACATATTCATAACTTTTTCTCCAATATTTTTTTCTAATTCAACAAATTCTTTAATACCATATAATCCTTTGTATTGAGAATGTTCGATTAATATTGAATTTAAAATATTTAAATATTTATTATAATTACTCAATATTTTTTTATCTTCACAAAATTTTCTTAACATAAAATACCAACCTTGTTTAAAAGGTCTATCTGAATATGTTTTATAACAATTATTAGAATTAGGATGACTTTTAATTTTGTAAAATGAACCATTATTGTCTTGTAAAGCAAATATGGCCCATTTATTCACTAATTCATCATCGCTAATAGAAATATTTAATTTTTTATGGATTTCATATGCTTGATTGAATTTAATGGATGATGATTGAATATCAATTAGAGAGAAAGGCGCAATTAAAATAGTTTTAATAAAATATTTGGAATGTTTTTCAGAATTGATTTTTTCTCTCATTCTTTCAAATGTTTTGATAGAAATTTTATCTAGATGATCATGAAATAATTCTATAATAAATATTATAGTTTCTTTTAAATTATAAGATTTATCTCCATTTGTATAGTATTTTTTATCTAAATTATCAAATTCATCCTTGAAATGTTGTATATTATTTAAAATACAAGTTTTAGACCCATATTTTTTCTGAATATTTAATTGTTTATTAATAGTTTCTTTATATTCAATAATAAATTTATCTATTTTTTTTTCTAATTCAGCTTTTTTAGATTCTTCTTTTGATTTTTTTTTTAATTCTGATACTGGTTGTATTATTGGTGCTTCCATTATATATAATAGATATGTTCTATTTAACTAACTTCAATTATATTAAAATTAAAATTGAAGTTTTAATATCCAAATTAGTTGTAAGTATTAAAAGAATGAGAATATTAGTATTTGATACTGAAACAACTGGATTGCCAAAAGAAAGGAATCCAAGTATTTACCAAACTCAACAATGGCCTTTTATTATTCAGTTGTCTTATATTGTATATGATACTGAGACAAATGAACTGGTAATATTAGTGAATGACTATATTAATATAGCATTTGATACCCAGATTTCAAAAGAAAGTCAAGAAGTACATAACATAACTAGGGAAATGTTGAATGGAGGAGTAACAATAAAAGAGGCATTACATAAATTTAATGAATATGCGAAACAATGTGACCTTATAGTGGGCCATAATGTTTCTTTTGATAAGCGAATGATTATGGTAGAAGGAGTAAGAAATAAAATAAAAATGGAAGTAGGACAAACATATTGCACAATGAGAAATAGCACAGAAATTTGTAAAATAGAAAAAATAAATCCAGAAGGAGAAACATATTTTAAATTTCCAACTCTAAGTGAACTGCATTTTCATTTATTTAAAAAAATTCCAAAAAACACGCATAATGCTTTAATTGATATATTAATTTGTCTGAGATGTTTTTGTAAAATAGAGAATAATAAAGATATAACTAGGATAAACAGAGAAGTTAGAACATTAATGAGAGAGGCATATTAGGAAGAACACATTTCACAAATTTCATTTTCACTACTATCCATTTTTTTTTCAGGTTCAATAGTAAATTGTTGTGCCTGATGTTTGGCTTTTCGTCTTAAATAATAAATACCAGTTTTTAACCCTGCTTTCCATGAATACATATGCATGGATGTTAATTTTTTATAATTGGGTTCTTCCATCCATAAATTTAAACTTTGACTTTGACAAATAAATGCACCTCGGTCAGCCGCCATATCTATTAATGTTTTCATAGGTATTTCCCAAACAATTTTATATTTTTCTTTAAGTTCTGTAGGAATACCAATAATCTGTTGAATACTTCCATTATTCGCAATAATACTTTTTCTTATGTCTTCATTCCATATTTTTAAATCTATTAATTCTTTCATTAAATATTTATTTACAATAATAAATTCTCCTGCTAATGTTCTTCTAGTATAAATATTACTAGTAAATGGTTCAAAGCATTCATTATTACCTAATATTTGGGCTGTGCTAGCCGTAGGCATTGGAGCTAAAAGAAGCGAATTTCTAACGCCATATTTTTTAATTTGTTCTCTCAATAAAATCCAATCATACCTATTAGATGGTGTTACTCCCCACATATCAAATTGGAATTTACCTTCTGACATAGGAGAACCTTCAAATGTGCTATAAGCACCACAATAAATTTTTTGTTCCATATGATATTCGTATTGATTTAATAGTGATAAAACACCATTAACCTCAGCTCTGCCATGTTTTTTAGCAAGTAGAATAAGATCATACCGTTCTTTGGCTATTTCCATGGATTTTTCCACAGCTGCATGATAAATAGTTTCAAATATTAATTTATTAACTTCTCTAGCTTGATTACTAGTGAATGCAATATTCATTAAAGCAAAAACATCTGCTAAACCTTGAACTCCAATTCCAATGGGTCTATGACGCATATTACTTCTATGAGTTTTATCTGTGGGATAAAAATTTATATCAATCACTCTATTTAAATTATCTGTCACTACTTTTACAACTTCATGTAATTTATCATAATTAAATGTTTTGTCTTCATTAACAAAAATAGATAAAGCGACACTAGCTAAATTACATACAGCAGTTTCTTTAGAATCACTATATTCTAAGATTTCGGTGCAAAGATTTGAAGACTTAATAGTGCCTAAATTTTTCTGATTAGATTTCATATTAGCAGCATCTTTAAATAATAAATAAGGTGTTCCAGTTTCCATTTGACTATCTAAAATTTGAAACCATAAATCTCTTGCATTAATCGTTTTTTTGCCTTTATTTTCAGATTCATATTTACAATATAATTCTTTAAAGTTATCTCCATAAACATCGGATAATCCAGGACACTCATCTGGACACATAAGCGTCCATTTTCCATTAGCTTCTACCCTTTCCATAAATAAATCTGAAACCCATAAAGCATAAAAAAGGTCTCTTGCTTTCATTTCTTCGTCGCCATGATTCTTTCTCATTTCTAGGAAATTTTCAATGTCAGCATGCCATGGCTCCAAATAAATAGCAAAGCTCCCATTTCTCTTGCCTCCTTGATTTACATATCTAGCAGTAGCATTATAAACTCTCAACATAGGAATAAGACCATCAGTATTACCATTAGTGCCTCTAATATGACTACCAGCAGCTCTAATATTATGAATATGTAATCCTATACCACCAGAATATTTGGAAATTTGAGCACAATCTTTAAGAGTATTATAAATGCCAGTAATACTATCTTCTTCAAGAGCAATTAGATAGCAAGAACTTAATTGAGGTTTAGGAGTGCCCGCATTAAAAAGAGTAGGGGTAGCATGTGTAAAATATTTTTGTGACATCAAATCATAAGTAGTTTTAACTTTTTCTAAATTATTACCGTGTATACCAATGGCCACTCTTAACCAAAGATGTTGAGGTCTTTCAATAGGTTTACCATTATATTTCATAAGATATGCTCTTTCTAAAGTTTTAAAGCCAAAATAATCAATTAAATAATCTCTCTCATGTAGAATCATATTGTCAAAATCAGTTGAATATTGAGTAACAATATCAAAAAAGTCTTTACTAACAAGAGGGTAATGTTTGTCATGTATATCATGAAAATTATATAATTTTTGCATAACTGAAAAAAAGGAACTATCCGTATTTTTATGATAATTAGAAATGATAATTCTACTTGCTAATGTGTTATAATCAGGGTGATGTATACTAAGAGAAGCACATTGTTCAGCCGTTAATTCATCAATTTGTGTAGTAGAAATACCATCATATAATTGGTCAATAACTTTAATAACAAAAGCAGAAAAATTGAGTTTGATTTTACATTCTTGACCGATAGATTTAACACGCTTTAAAATTTTATCAAAAGCTATATTTTCTAATTTACCATCTCTTTTGCGTACTTTCATTTCAGGTTCCATATTGTATTTATAGTATTAAGATTATAATTTTAAATCATTGTTTAAAATATTATATAAAATAAAAACTAAATAAAATATTTTTATTTTATATAGAAATGATGAACAAACAAATGACTTTTTTAATTTTAGCATTATTATTTGCATTAATAAGTTTTCCAATTATACATAAATGTAAAGAAGGGTTTACAAGTTTAACACCAGGTCAATTTCCTGTAAGTGTATCAGAACCAATATTATTTGATGATTATCCAACAAAAGATAAGATGGGAATATCCATGAATACATATGAAGATAATTATCCAGGTTATCCTGTATTTGGAGCATCTTATGGACAATATACGAATAATGTAAGATATTGGGCAACACCCGATAATGGACAATGTGCTCCTGCTGAATTTTGTAATAGTTTATACAATGAAAAAGAAAATTTAAATATAGAAAAAACTCCCAATCTAATTCCTTTTTCTTCTCCACAAGTTAGAGTAAATTTTTATGGTTCTCATCCTCAAACATGTCCTACCCAGGTTGAATAAGATTTCCACTAATATCTGTAATATCTAATTCAAAGTTTGTATCTATGTAAATAATTTGATTTTGTAACTTATTTACATTAATTAAACAATTAGGATTGCTTAATGAAGTATCATTTAGAGAATTGGAACGAGGTTTATTATTTTTTTTAGGAATTCTATGTTCATATCCAGATATTCTTTCTTTTTCAATAATATTCCATACTTCTTCTATTTTTGTAATAGCATTTTCAAACCAAAATTTATTTCTTAATACTAAAACACAGTTATATTTTTCCATTCGCCAATAAATATTTTTAATCCATGTTAAATGATTATTTTTTTCCATAATATCTTCATACCATTTATCGTATTGTTCTTTTGTAAATTTGATTGGCATATATTCATAAAAAGGTTTACCTTCTTTAATAAAATAGATCATAATTCCTTTTAGTTCTTCTTTCTCAGAATAAATGAATGTTCCATCATTCATAAACTCTTCTTCATTATCATATTCTTTAAAAGCCGTTTCTAGAAAATCACATTCATTTAAATCGCAAGTTTCCATTTGTAATTGCATTTGAATCCAATAATCTTCTTTTGGAATACCTGTTATTGTTCTTGAAACAGGATTTTTTATTTCTAACATTCTTCCATATCTGTCATTATCAGGTTTTACATTAATTCCATCAGGAGAAGCGCCAAGGAATTTATATTTGTCGTGCTGTATACAACCAAAATCTTTTATTTTGGTATTGTACTCATTTTCATAAATCATAATGGAAACATCTTCATATTTATTTCCATGATGAAATGCAGTATCAGTATTAACTGAATTAAATTTATCTACATTAAGATGTTTACATTTTTCTACAATAAGTTGATTTTTATAAGATTCTGATTTTAAAGCTTTCCAAGCAGAACTAGCAGTAATAAGGTTATGTCTAAATTTATACCACTCAGGTGTTCTTTGGTCAGGTTGAGGTTTAGTTTCAATATAATTTAATTTATCTGTAATTAAGTTAATATTTGGGCTTTTTCTAATAAATGTGTAATTAAAAGAACGAATAGGATATTCTTTTGCAAAATAATATTTTTTAACCTTATCATAACCTTCCCTAATAATTGCTTCTATATATTCAGAATCATCTACAAAAATTTGAGAAAGCAATAGATTCATATTAGTATAGATATACTCTTCTAATAAATTTTCAAAATTTTCATAACTAAAAGATAACGGGTTATTAGTAATAAATTCATCTATTAGTTGAGAAATATTAAGTTCAATTTCATCTTTGTCGCTTTCTGAAACTATTTGAATATCGCAATCAGTAACAGGTTGTTGGTTACAACCAGAAATAATATATTCAATGTCCATTAATACTAATATAATATATTACGAATTGTTTATATCAATATTTTTTTTATTTTTCATTTTTTTAGGAGTTAATGATTTCAATGTAGAAACTCTTTTATCACATCGTTTAAGTGTAAATTTTTTATTAGTAGTATTAAAAAAAAGAGATGGAATAGAAATAATACAACCAGAATCTTTATCATAATTAACTTCTTTTGTTTTAAGAAATCTTTTTCTATCCAAATTGGTAGAGAGAAATTTGGATAAATCTATTTTTTCCTCATCAGATAATTTGTTTTCAATACTATATTTTTCAACAAATTCTTGAAATTTAATTAATTTGGTAGTTTTATTTAATTTAATCCATGGATCATTAGAATTGGCATTTTTTTCTTCCTCTAGAAACGAGTCTAAATTAGAGAGATTTTCAACAGTTTCTTCAATTTCTTCATTAGAACCATTTAAAAGCATAGATTTATATTTGATATTTTTTAATTCGACACATTCATCAGACATTATTATATTATTATAAATAGAACAGTTTATATTATTTTAAAATAATATAAATAAAAAATTATATATTTAAAATTTAATGAATAAGAAAATAGAGATATTGGGAAAAAGAAATATAGACAAAATAAATAAAGTAGAAAAACCAGAGAGAAAAGAAAGTCAAAAATGGAAAATAGATGAAGCGTTATATACTAATAAAAAACAGATTGAGTTAATAAATAAAATATATTTAGAGCAAGAAGGAGAACAAGAAATATGGTTGAAGAGAGAAATACAGAAAAAAATAAATGGATATAAGAATCAAGATTTAATAAAAAAGATAATAAATTTAAATGAATTAATTTCTCTCAATCAGACAATAGAAAAGCTAGTAGAAAGCAAATTAAAATGTTTTTACTGTAAAGAAAATTGCGAGTTAATTTATAAAGATTTATTTGCAAAAAAACAATGGACATTAGATAGAATAAATAATAATAAAGGACATAATTACGATAATGTAGTGATTTGTTGTTATGAGTGTAATATAAAAAGAGGAGATATGGATAGTGAAAGATTTAAAAAAGGAAAACAAATAAAAATAGTTAGAAAAGAATTTTAAAAATAATTATTTATTAATATGAATGAACAATTAAGTTATTTAAAATGGAGTCCTGTTAATTGTTCCGAAAATAGACCGAAAAGTGTAATGAAAGATAAACATAAAACAATAGGAAATGAAGTAATGGAAACTATTTTACAGGAAGGATATGAGTTTATGAAATCGGAAACAAAGAGAGAAAATAATTTTTATAAAATGAACCAAAGAGAAATGATACCTCAAACTAATTTAAATCCATTTCTCTCAACCAACTATTTAGAAGATTTACAAATACAAGAAAATTTCTTGACACCACAAAATTCTAATTTACAATTAAAAAATAATCAGTAAAAGTATTTAAAAAATATCAAATATAATATGTATTAATGACAACTAATTATAGTACTCAAAACGATTTATTATTAAATAATTTATTAGACTTTTACAAAGAAGGAAATAATATGGATAAAATGTTAAATATAATTAATGGAAAATCCCAAATTTCTTTACGGATTATAGATTGGTTTGCTACTAATTTTGCAAAAAAAAATTATACTGTTTATCAATTACAAGGAACAGAAAAAAGATTTAAAGTATATAATGATTATAAATTAAAATTAAAAGCATATTCAAAGAGAAGATTCGACCCTTTTTGTAGATGGGAGAGAATAAATGTTCCATATAAAGAAGACTCATTTATACAGACTACAATTGGTCAGTTAAATTTTTTTAAATGGGCGTTAGAAAATAATGTAATAGATTATATTGAACAAAATTTTAAACACATAGAACAAGATATGAATTGTAGAAATAGCACATCTAAAAATAAAAAAACAGACGCAAATTTAAAAAAAACCAGAAAAAAGAGAGAAGAATTATCAGTTTCGGCTTCAAAAAGTATAAAAAAGGAGAAAGTAGAAATTGTATTAAAATTTGATTAATTAGATAAATATTTAAATATTTAATAATAGTTTAAATTAAATATTTAATATGGGTAATCAAACATCAATTCAAAGAATTAACTTTGAAGATATTCAACAAATTATAACAGATAATAAATTTATTTTAATAAATACACTTCCTACTAGTCTTCAAAGTTGTTTAATTCCCAATACAATTAATATTAATGAGGAAGAAATTTTAATAAACAATTTAATTAAAACAAATAAATCTATTAGTATAATTATTTATGGAAAAAATGCAAATGATATGACTGTTTATAACAAATATGAACAATTAATTAAATTCGGTTTCTCTAATTTATATATATATCCAGGTGGTATGTTTGAATGGTTATGTTTGCAAGATATTTACTCTCATGATAATTTTCCTACTAATAAAAAAGAATTAGATATTTTAAAATATAAACCTGATTCTATATTAAATAAACTTTATTTAACTAATGGATTAGATTGAAGTTATTATTTCTTCCTTATTGTTTAATCCATCATTAGCTAATTTGTCGGCTACTTTGTTCAAATTCCTTTTTATATGTTCAAATTTTATGTTTTCAAAGTCTAATGCTAGGGATGTTGCTATGTTATGATAAATACTTAATGTATTATTATTTACATTATAAATACCATTCATTTGATTAATAACTAATTCAGAATCCCCTTGAACTAACACTTCTTTTACATTCATATTTTTACACATTTTTAAACCAGACAATAATGATAAATATTCTGCTTGATTATTTGTTCCATTCTCCTTGCCAATATTTTGAGATCTTGTTTTTATTATTTTACCATTTTTATATAATACACATCCTAATCCTAGATTATTAGACGGATTCCCTCTACAAGCTCCATCAAATTGTAAAACATATTTATCAACTTCATTCATTTTTACCAAATTTAAACCGTCCAAGTAATATCCTTCTGGAACCCATATTGGCCCATTTGGACAATAAGGTGAACTTTCCCAGGTTCCCTTTTCTTTTAATATATCTTCTTGAATCCATTTCTCTATGGTATATATCCAAGCTTTTTCAGCATCCATATTGCTTGTTATATCTACATTCGCATCTATCACCATTTTGTTCTTTTCATTACATAACCACTCTTCATGATATTTATGGCATTTTTGTAAATATTCTAATGGTATAGTTTCACCTTCTCTGGCCCTAATTTTAACTCTTTGGTCACATATTTCTGGATTAGCTTTTACATAAATAATTCCAGCTATATTTATTTCATCTAAAAATTCATAAAACCATTTATTATATATTTGGTATTCATCATGTTCAATATTACCATCATCATATAACATCTTGGCAAATACATTTCTATCTGTTTGAACACATCTCTCTGTAATAATTATTTTATAATTTTGTTTTATTGCTTTTCTTAATAAATTTAATCTGGAAATATATGCCATCATCTGAAATCGGAAAGCAAATTTTTTAGTATCTTGATATAAATTTGTTAATATAGGTGTTCCATTCTTATCCACTATATCTCTCCAATCATCCACAGGTTCTGGCACAAAACATATATCTTTATTGTCTTTATAATGAGTTTGTAATTTATTATAAAGGGTGGATTTACCAGACCCAATATTTCCATCAATACTTATAATAAGAGAATTCATTTATTATTTATAAATATTTAATTATGAATTTTTATTTTCAATTTTAATTAAATAAAAAATTGAAATTAATATTATATTATAAACTATAATAATATTAGAATTCATTATGGATTTAAATCAAGAAAAGCTTACTAAAACTGAATGGGAATCAACAGAAATTCCTATATCTGATGATGAAAAAGAAATTATGAAATTAATTATGGCAGGGTATTATGATGTTAATCATATTTATAATAAGAAAAAGTCAATGTTGAATTATTTGAGTCTTGTTCCAAATGAAAATTTGATGGAATATATGTACATAGAATATTATAAATCCAAAATAGATAAATTAAAGAAAAATTATAGAGTAAATTATGAGGATTTGGATAAAATGAAATATCAGAAAATAAATTCTATGGAAAAAATAAAACTAGATAATTTATCTTCCAAAATTAAAGATTGTGAGAATAAAATATTTGAGTCGGTATTATTATATATTGTCGAAGGATTATTGAAATTTAAAGAAAAGAAAACATGGGATAAATTTAATAAATATTATTATACACTATTTCAGTTAGATCAACTAAAAATTACAAACATTATTCCAAAGGTTAGAAATTTTGTTGTAAAAATATTAGAATTAAATAAGGAACACATTATAATTGATTCACTCTTTAGTAAAAGTTCTGATTTAATTGAAAATAATGTTGAATTATTCGAATATAAAGATTATAAACTGTATACACATCAAAAACAATTATTTCAAATCTTTAAATTTTCTGAAATGTATGTAAATTATAAGAATAATAATCCTTATTTTAAAAATTTATTTACTTCTCAAAATGAAGAAGATGCAGAAGATGATGAAGAAACAAAAACAGGTATTAATCGAGCCAGACAATTATTTGAAAATTTAATGAGACCTAAATTAGTATTATATACAGCTCCTACTGGTACAGGAAAAACATTAAGTCCTATTGCATTGGCATCCGAATACAAAATTATATTTGTTTGTGCTGCTAGACATGTTGGTTTGGCATTAGCTAAAACTGCTATTTCTGTTGGAAGAAAAGTAGCGTTTGCATTTGGATGTCATGATGCTAGCGATATTCGTTTACATTATAATGCAGCGGCATCTTATTTTAGACATGAATATAATCATGAGAAAAGGAAATGTAGTTGTGGAAGGCCAAAATGTCCTAAAGATGGACAATATTTTCAATATAAAGATGGCAAACGCAAAATAAAAAATGATGATGGTTCAAATGTAGAAATTATGATATGTGATATTAAATCATATATTTACGCTATGAACTATATGTGTGCTTTCAATAAAATTCGTGAAGAAATGATTCTTTATTGGGATGAACCTACTATTACACTAGATTATGAAACACATGACCATCATCAACAAATACAAAATATATGGTCTAAAAATATAATTCCTAATATTGTAATGAGTTCTGCAACATTACCATTAGAGAATGAGTTACCAGAAACCATTGCAGATTATAAATCTAAATTTAAAAATGGCCAAGTTTATTCTATAGTAAGTCATGATTGCGAAAAATCAATTCCTATTATTAATACAAATAATCAAGTTGAGTTACCTCATTTTAAATATAAGGAATATGTTGATTTACAAAAATGTGTGTCACATTGTCGTAGATATATGACTTTATTAAGATATTTTGATTTGAAAGAAATTATTAAATTTATTGAATTTGTTGATAAAACTGAAAATATTATTCCTGAAGAAAAAGAAGATGATTTATCTATTGAAAATAGATATGACGATTTAACAAATTTAAATATAAACCAAATTAAGGAACATTACTTAGAAATACTAGAAAATATTATCCCTGAAACATGGAATAATTTATATAATTATTTTCAAGCTAATAGAGCAAAATATTTTGAATCAACTGTTTATGTAGGAACTTCGGATGCTTATACCCTTACCGATGGACCTACAATATTCCTGACTCAAAATGTTGAAAAAATAAGTAAATTTGTATTACAAACATCTAAAATACCTGCCGCTCAAATGAATGGTTTAATGGACGCAATTGAATATAATGATAAATTATTAACAATTATTACAGAAAAAACACATAAATTAGAAGATTTAATTGGAGATGATAATGATAATGATGTGGATAATAGCAGAAAAATTGCGAGAACTACGGATGTTAGTCCAGAGGCTAGGAAATTAAAGAATGAAATTCATGAACTATCGGGTTTAGTAAAATCGGTAGAATTAAATCAAACTTATATGCCAAATAAATTGTCTCATTTGAAAAAATGGACTAAAAAACAGGAAATTGATAAAGAATTTAGTGGAAATATAAATGCTGAAGATGTAGAAAAAATTATGTTAATGACTGGTGTTGATTTGACATGGAAAGTGTTATTGTTAATGGGAATAGGTGTGTTTTCAACGAATCTACATAAGGATTATACAGAAATCATGAAGACATTGGCAAATAATCAAAAATTATATATGATTATAGCTGATAGTGATTATATTTATGGAACTAATTACCAGTTTTGTCATGGTTATTTATCCAAAGATTTGGAAAATATGACACAAGAAAAAACAATTCAAGCGATGGGAAGAATGGGAAGAAATAATAAACATATGGATTTCAGTATTCGTTTCAGGGATGATAGTTTAATAGATAAAATATTCCAAAAAGAAGAAAATAGACGAGAAGTTATTAATATGAATAATTTGTTTTGCACTGAATTAGATCTAAGTGATTTTTAAATAAAAATCTTACATAAATAATAAAAATCTTACATAAATCAATAAAAATATAATATATATATTTTTTATATGGCTTTTTCCTATAATAAAACATGTGAAATATATAAATTAATCATATTAACTTTTATTGTTACTGCTTTATGGGATGTTATTCTTAGAACATTATCCTTATATAATCCTATTCCTTTCATAAATAATAATATGGCATTTATTAATTATTTAAAACCCTATTTCCAAAAACATACTTTACTAGCCGCAGCATTAATCGCTGGATTTGTGGGAGCAACAACTCAAGTAATAATATTATATTTTATGGATTTTCCTACTCATAATAGTTCAGTTAATTATACTATAAAATTTCTGATATGGTCATTTATTGTAAGCGCTCTTTATGGTTTTATAATGAAGGCAAGTAAATTATTTCCATATTTAGAGATGTATTATTATAAACGACTTGGATTAATAAAAAGTTTGTATCATGATGGAACATCAGGATTAATAGTTCAATTATCATTAATTTTTTTATTATTTATATTATAAATGACTACTACTCTGGACGATATAAAAGATATGTTAATTATTATAAATAAAAATATTGAAAAAAACAATGATAAATTAGATTTAATATGTAGCAAAATGGATGGAGAAATAATAGAAGAATGTAAAAAAATGGGTTCTCATATTAATTTTGTAGAATCTGTTTACGAAACTGTTAGACATCCTCTTAACTATCTTTGCAACATAATTAATCTTAAATCAGAAAATAAACAAATATGTAGTAATTTGCCATCTAATACAAAACAAATATGTAATGATTTATCAGCTAATTCTGATGAAACATAAATTATTCAAACAAAATACACATTATCACTTCCTAATATATTTTTACATGATAAATATAAAATAATGATATCTGAATAAGATATTACACCGACTAAAAAGAAAAATGAGACAAATTAAAATGAACAATATAATAAAAACATCTTATTTAACTTTATTAATAAAAAATTGAATTAAAATTAAATCAATTTTTTAAATATAAAAATATGAACCCAATGGAACATCAAGAAGACCAATTATTTAATTTACCGGTTGAACAGTGGAATCAACAAGAAGTTGATTTTGTAATGCATGAACTTGCATTTCCTAATATAGATCATTTTGCTTATATAGGACTAGAGAAACTTCAATATACATTTCAAAATGATTTACAAAAATTAATTAATGATATACAAGATGGTAATTTTATAAATTATTCTGAAGAAAAATATATTACTCTTGCCAAAATGATAATAGATAATATAAATATGACTAATTTAGAACCACATATTCTAAAGTTAATAGATTCATTATACAATGTTATTGACAGTAAAATAAAAAATATAGATAAAGAAGTCACTAAATTAACTGACGAAATAATAGAAAAAATAGATAAATCACGATTGTATATAATTAATGGAAAGAAAACGCTTTTATTTATGCCACAATTAGAACGTTCGTGTAATTGGTCATATAGTTTACTATCTGATAAATTGGTTAAAAGTATGGGTCTTTATAGAGGTCTTTTAAGATACAAGTATTATATGATTTGTCAATACATTGAAGATTTATTAATTAGAAAATCGAAAATTCAAATTGACACAATAAAACTTGAATTAGCAGTTAAAAACACATTTCATTTACCAATTTATATTTGTATACAATGTAATTTACTTGAAATAGCTAAAATTAAAAGAGAAGTAGAGAAATTAGTGAAATTACTGAATTCAAAAATATTAATGGATAAAAATAGAAAATTTCAGATTTGGGAAGATTGGTGGACTGGAACGAATGATAGAAAAATTTGTCCACTTTATACAGAAAAAATAGAACATAAATATTTAACATTTGGAGCCAGATGGATATAAATTTAAAATAACATTTGTTTAACACATTTCCATTGAGAATATTGAACTCCTAATGGATTCAAAAATCTAGTATTAAATAATATACCTATAATTACTAACATTATAATTCCTAAGTATTTATTAATACTAAAAACATAAAGACTGATTAAAAATAAAAAAAGAAAAAACCATTGAGCAAAATTATATACAGTTTCTAGGTATTTTTTTGTTTTCATTCCTTTTTCAAAATCCTTATGCATAAACTGAATTACTACCGACCCACTTTTTCCAGCTGGTTCAAAATAATATTCATAAAATGGCATACAATTATTTCTTTTCATTACATTGTCTAGATAATACTGTGGAAAGATGTATACAACTGGTGTGGAAGTATAAACTTTAAATGAATAAAATGGTTCAAAATATAATTGTTTATTAGTAATACTATAATCCCATTGCCCTTTTTCTACTACATTATTTATATTTTCAATTAAATATTTATTTTTTGTACTTAAAATGTATGCTCCTCCTCTTGCGAATCTTAAACCTACTTCAATAATTTTATCATCTCTATATTGAACATTTACAGCTCCCGTAAAATCAGGTAAATGGCGGTTTACCCAATCTGTAATTTTTGGAATAGGTTTATTATCTGGACTTATGAATTTCCAATCATCAATAAATTCATTTTGACTATCTGAATATACATAGGTTATTTGATAAACAATTTGACCATTTAATAAAATATAATCAGTCATTTGTTCTTTGGCATCAATAAATTCAGACCACATCATATCTGGAATATGTTTATATTGTTCTATTTGTTCCCAAGATTTTATTTTAAAACAATTTTTACTAGTAGCGGTTTCATGACCCCATCTGGGTTTTATAAATATAGGTAATGTAATATTAGGATTCTCTTTAAGATTTGATAATTTTCCACATAATAAGCCTTGAGATTTAGCGACCCATAGTTTATCATAAACAAAGTTATGATTTGTATACTTATCAAAAGCTTGGTAGTCAAAGTCAGGTATTTCTTTAGATATAAAAGATTCAAATGGGTCTAAATATGGATTAAAAAATCCCATTAATTTACACCAAGGTTGTTCAAATTTAGTTATTGATTTTAAATAATTTTCTAATTCGGAAGCCATATATATTCTATTAATAAAATAATTGATTTAATTATATCATATTATTATAAATAAAAATAACTCAATATGGAATGGTTCAAAATTAAACCAGAATCTATTATAAATAATTCAACAAAAATAATTGAAAGAAAAAAACCTATACCATTAGATATTACACCTTCAGAAATGATAATTAAAATAAGAAAAAAAGAAGTATCAGATAGAGAAAAAGAATTAGATATATACATGGAAAATTTAAAAACATTTAATATTGAATTAATTAAATTTAATCATTCTCTCGATAGATTAAAAAGTATAACTGAATTAGCTAGTATACGAGAGAAAATATTATCTGAATCTTGTAAATTTTAATATAATAATATATTAATGAATAAGGAATTAATATGTTATATTATTTTTTTTATATGTGCAATAATCGTGGGATATTATTTTAATTATAAAACAATTGAAGGTATGAAAGTAATTAGCGAAAATATGCAAAAAAATGTTTATGATAAATATGGTGTGCAAGTGGATAAAGAAAATCAATGTTTAATATACAAAGGAAAAAAAGTAAGTTATTATAATAATTTTAATGAACAAGAAGGTATTGATAAATCCAATGATAAATTGAAAACGAATGATATTCTTAGTAATTATGGATTTCCTGTTTGTAATTATATGAAATATGATACTAATAAAAATGAAGAAAGTAATATTATTGATATTAATGATAAATTGAAATTTCCTCTCGTGGTAAAATATAATTATGGAGAAAAAGGCAACGATGTTTATACTGATATTATCGATAATGACTCGTTGAGAGATAAAATAAAAAAATTATTGGGTGAAAATAAAAAATCGATTATAATTGAAGAACAAACACAGGGTAAAAAATTTAGAATTATGATTTTAAATGATAAATTTGTATACGCCGATGAAGATCAAAAACCTGTATTAACGGGAAATGGTCAATCGACTATACAAGAATTAATAAGTAATTATCACAATTTACATGATGTTAGGCCAATTAAATTAGTAAATGAAGAATTAATTAATCAACAAGGATATGAATTAACAGATATATTAGAAAACGGAAAAAGATTAGAAATAACTAATGTGGTAAGTGTAGCTAATGGTGGGAAACAAGTATATATAGAGGAATATGATATTCATCCAATAAATATGAATATGTTTTATCAATTGAATAAAATATTGGGATTGAATTTTTCAGGAATAGATTATATGGGTCCTGACTTAAGTATTCCATATCACGATGGTGGTAAGGTAATAGAAGTGAATCCTTTTCCTGGATTTTCCAAAAAGGAGCAAGAACATGAGT